ACAATTCAAGTGAGCGTCAGACCTGGTGGAACAATCTTGATGAATACAGAAAGAGGGATGTTAAGGCTATTCCAAACTTCAACGCAGAGATTTTTAAGAGAATCACAGGGATTGATGTAAGCGAGGATAAGTAATGGCAGTCATAAAAAAAGACACTCCGAAGAGTGCCCAAACACAAAAGAATCTTATCATAGAGGAGCGACTACTGTCAATTCTAGGAAGCAAGCCTAAGTCCAAAAGTTATCTAGTAGGAATGATAGGCGAAAACGAGCGAACGATAAGACTTGCGATAAGAAGTCTAAGAGAGCAAGGTTATCCGATATGCTCCCTGACACACGGCAAAGGCTATTGGATGGGAAGCAAAGAGGATATAAGGGCAACAGTAAGCCAGCTAAGGTCGAGAGCATTTAAGCTACTCAGAGTAGCTAAGGCAATGGAGGGAATAGACCCTAATCAAATAACAATAGAGGAGATAGAATCATGGAATTAAAAATCAACGCAATGGAAACAACAAATGCAATTAACTTTAACTTTGAGGAGTTAAAGAACGAAATCACAACGAAGTCCGAACTATATAAGAATATGGTTTATACAGACGACACAATCAAGACGGCTAAAGAAGACAGAGCGTCTCTTAATAAGTTTATTAAAGCACTAGAGGATAAGAGAAAAGAAGTCAAGAAGCAGTGCCTAGAGCCATACAACAATTTTGAAAAGCAAGTCAAGGAACTTGTGAGAATCATAAACGAGCCTGTAACACTTATAGGCGAGCAGATAACCGAGTTTGAGGAAAGAGAAAAGGCAGCGAAAAGAGAGGAAGTCGAAAAGCTATTTAATGAAGAAGGGTTTGAACCTTTTGTAAAACTTGAACAGATATTTGACCCTAAGTGGCTCAATAAATCAGTAAGCCTAAAGTCCATTGCTACCGAACTTAAAAACATTGCAGAAAGAATCAAAAACGACCTAGCCGTGCTAAATGAAATCTCCGAATTTCAGTTTGAAGCTACGGAAACATACAAAGATACGCTTGATATATCAAAGGCTATTGCAGAAAAGAATAGGCTTGTAGAAATGCAGAAACGCAAGACTGAGTATGAAGCGACGCAGACCGAACAGGAAAGCTCCGAAACTGAAGAATTTGTGGCTGATGAACCTATCTTTGCTGAGTGGGGAGAAGAACTAGACGATAGCAAGGAGTGGAAAACAATCAAAATGCTTGTCAGCGAAAGCGACATCAAGGAGCTTAAATCATTCTGTGCCATGAGTGGAATCGAATTAGAGGTTATGTGATGTATAAATGGTGTGAGCGATGCAACGAAGCCGTCGAGCCTAGACGAACAACAGACTATGCAAGATATGGCGAATACACAAAAGAGGAAATCGTTCTTACTTGCCCTTACTGTGGCAGAGAACTTTACGACAACGCAGTCAAGTGTGGCTGTGGCGAGTATATGAAAGAGGGCGAGGATATGTGCGAAACTTGTTCAAGCGAGATAGACGAAACCCTTGAAGAGATTGAGGAATGGTTAAGGAACAGAGGGCACGATAACCCTAGAGAACTAATAGGAGAGAGGTTGGACGAATGGGATTAAAGTTTAGAAAGCTAAGAGCAGATGAGATTGATTGCAGGGTGCAGTCAGTCACAGAAAAAGGGTTGATATTGCTACTGTATAAAGACGCAAGGTGCGATATGAATATCCTTGATGAAACTGTAGGTCCTGAAAATTGGCAAAGACACCACGAGGTGGTTAAGGAAAATCTATTTTGTTCAGTAGGTGTCTACTTTGATAATCGAAAGGATTGGGTGTGGAAGCAGGATGTCGGAACGGAAAGCTTGACCGAGAAAGAAAAAGGGGAAGCGAGCGATAGCTTTAAGAGAGCGTGCTTTAATTGGGGAATCGGTAGAGAACTATACACGGCACCATTCATTTTCATCAGCAAGACCGACTGTAATATCGTACAGAGGAATGGAAAGTGGCAATGCTTCGATAAATTTATCGTAAACCAAATTAGCTATGACGACAACGGCAAAATTTCCGATTTAAGCATAGTTAATACTAAAAGCAATGTAGTTGTCTATAAGATGGGCAAAGCCGTTCCTAAAGGCAAAAAAACGGCTACAAAAGAGCCGTTAAATGATGAGCCAATAGACCTATCAGAGGAACTAGCTACATCGACCGAAAAAAAGACATATATAGAGCTTTGCAAGGCTATGAACCTTGACGCAACAGAGATTCTCAAAAAGACAGGATGGACAAGTGGACCGATGACAAAGGAGCACCACGGCAGAGCCTTAATCATCCTAAGGGATATTGAGAATGGCAAGGAGCAGTAATGAAATCAATCATACAGAGTGAGCGAGAGTGCTTTATCTGTGGAAGTCCTTATGTTGAAGAACATCATATCTTCGGTGGTGCGTATCGAAAGAAAAGCGAGCAGTACGGATTAAAGGTTTTCCTTTGTCATAACGACCACAACGAGCCACCGAACGGTGTTCATCACAACAAGGCGACAATGCAGTATTTCCACGAACTAGGGCAGAAAGCCTTTGAAAAGCACTATCCGAATAAAGACTTTAGAAAGGAGTTTGGGCGTAACTACTTATGAAAATTCAAGACATACAGTTAAGGCTACTGTATCAAACAGACCAAATATCAATCAATCTTCCTAAAGGGCAACACAGACAAATCCTGGAACTAATCGACGGCATAAAGATTGACCCAAACAAGGACTATGACATCATCATCAAGCCTAAATCAAAACGCAGAAGCCTTGACGCTAACGCGTACTTTTGGACACTTGTTGGAAAGCTAGCAGACAAAACAAGGCAGACTAAAACGGATATATACCGAAAGCTAATATCCGAGGTTGGAGTATTTGAGATAGTGCCGATAAAAACGGATGTTGTGGAGCATTGGGTCAAGGTATGGGAAAAGCACGGTGAGGGGTGGATATGTGAGGACTTGGGAGAGTGCAAGAACTTTAAAGGCTATCACAATATCAAAAGCTACTACGGAAGCAGTACCTACAAAACCGATGAAATGTCAAGGCTTATAGACAGTGTGGTTGTCGAGTGTAAAGAGCAAGGGATTGAGACGATGACACCTGCAGAACTAGAGAGGTTGAAGGAACAATGGACGGATGGATAAGGGTACAACGAAGCATTGTGGAGCATTGGTTGTGGCAAGATGAACCATATTCTTTTGGGCAAGCGTGGATAGACCTTTTACTAACGGCTTCGTGGAAAGACCATAAATCGTACTTCCACGGAGAACTAGAGCACAAAAAAGCAGGAACAGTTTACACCTCTAAAAGGTACCTCGCTGATAGGTGGAAATGGAACAGACGCAAACTTGATAAATTTTTAAGTGCGTTAGAGAGTGACAAGATGGTTGAAATAGAAAGCACAAGAAACTGCACCACTATAAACATTGTAAATTACACAATGTATCAAGATGTGCGTACCACGACTGCACCACCATTACACCACGACTGCACCACGACTGCACCACCATTACACCACGACTGCACCACAAATAACAAAGATAACAAAGATAATAAGGGAAATATTAATAATAATATATCGCGTGCGCGCGCGAGACCGACTGTCGATGAAATACAAGCCTACTGTGACGAAAGACTTAATGGCATAGACGCACAACAATTCTTTGACTACTACGAAGCTAGAGGATGGAAGTACGGCACAGGAAAGCCGATGGTCGATTGGAAAGCAGCGGTCAGGACTTGGGAGCGAAATAGAAAGTCCGATAAGCAATCAAAGTCTGTAAGCTTTATGGACTTGTAAGGGGGAGCGATGAACAGAACAGAGATAAAAGCACTATTGCAGATACTGAGTACGGCATTTCCGACACACTACAAGAAACTGAGTGTAGAGGAGATGAAAGCACAAGTAAGCCTTTACGAGATGATGTTTGCCGAAGACGATGGACAGATAGTGACAGTAGCCTTGAAGAATTATATTGCGAAAGAGAAGTACCCACCGACCATCGCAGGACTAAGAGCCGAGATTGATTTAATAACCCAAGCAGGAAGCGATAAAGTTACAGAACTGTGGGGGGAACTTTGCCAAGCAATAAAGCGAGGATTATACAACACTCCTGAAGAATTTAACGCATTATCTAAGCCGTTAAGGTTGTGGTTACGTAATCGAGCACAGCTAAAAGAATTAGGACTTCTGCCTATTGAAACATTCCAAACAGTGACTAGAGGACAGTTTTTTAAGACGATGTCGGCAGTGGTGGAACGAGAGCAAGCAGTGGCGATGTTGCCAGCAGAGATTAAGGACAAACTAAACGGCTTAATGATGATTGAGGGTCAGACATTAGACTGAGATATGCTTTTGAGGTCGATTTTAAATTCATAGAGCGATGAAAAGCGTATCGTCGATAGAATTATCGTTTAAGAATAAAAATCGCTTAAATCGAAAAATAAAGGCTCAAACAAGGGGGCGATAAAATTTGTCGAAATACAGAGCAAAGAAAACAGAGATTGACGGAATCAAGTTTGATTCCAAGAAAGAAGCAAAAAGATATATCGCTTTAAGGGAATTAGAGAAACAAGGGAACATTGGAAAATTAATACTTCAGCCTAGATTCTTACTGCAAGAGGGGTTCAGAAAGAATGGCAAGGCATATCGCAAGATTGAGTATGTAGCCGACTTTATGTATGAGCAAGACGGAAAGCTAATCATAGAGGATGTCAAGGGGATAAAAACAGATGTTTACAAGCTAAAGCAAAAGTTATTTGAAAAAAAGTATCAAGACCTAACGATAAAGGAGATTTAAAGATGAATAACGTAACACTAATCGGCAGAACCACAAGGGAAGTAGAACTAAGATACACAACATCACAGACGGCAGTTGCTAGATTTTCTCTAGCCGTTGAAAGACCTGTGAAAGATGGCGAGAAGAAAGCAGACTTTCCAAACATCATCGTTTTTGGCAAGCAGGCAGAAAACTGTGAGAAATACCTTGCTAAGGGTCGAAAAGTAGCAGTACAAGGCAGATTACAGACTGGAAGCTATGAGGATAAAGACGGCAAGCGAGTATACACCACAGATGTTATCGCTGAAAGAGTAGAGTTCTTAGAGTGGAAAGACGCAGAGAGTCACTCAGAAAAGCAAGTGGAAGAGCAGGAAAGCATAGACGACTTTAAGACCCTAGACGAAGCCGTGCCGTTCTAAACGAGGTATCGCGATGATTTACTATAGCGAAATGTTTGATTATATCGAGTATGAGACGACCCAACAAGGAGTTGAGGTCGTCTCTACCGAGACGGACGAAAGGTACTTGATAGAAAAGTCAAAGACTGATGAGCAAATAAGAAAATTAAAGCCTGAAGTCATAGCCGAAATAGTTGACATAATACCAAACATACTTGTCAAGAAATGTGAGATATGTGGCAGAGAATTTTATTCTCAAACGGCAAGGCAAAATGTGTGTTCGCACGAATGCTTTTTAGAAAGAGCAAGGAGAACATCGAGAAAGGCAACAAAGGAAAAGAACGAAACTAAAAAGGAAGCAGAGGAGAGGGCACTTTCGCTTGATGAAAAGATTGCAAAAGCAAGGGCACTAGGAATATCTTACGGCAAGTATATTGCACTAAAACACGCAAAAACTAAGGGAGCAAAGAAGAAGTTATGAAGCAAATAACAAAGAAACATAAAGAGCATTTAAAGAGAATCATAGACATAGCATTAAGAAAGAGAGTTAAGAATGGGCGTTCCAAGAACAAAGAAACTAAAGCTTAGTCGCTCCGAAAGAGAGGAACTTATAGGGCGAGTAACCGAAATGGCGAATCAGCTAAACTTTGCAATCATGGTGCGTACACTTTATATGGTGTATGACTTTGACAAAGCGAAGCTAGATGAGTTTTGCGAATCGTACATAGCTTTGCTAGAGGAGACAGTAGACCACAGAGCGACTGTAAACGAATTTGTGCGAGATACAAAAGCATTGTGTGGAATTGATGTAGCTGAGTTAGTAAGGAATCTTAATGTAACTCATAGAGGAGAGAGGTAATGAAATACGATAAGGCAATGATAGGCGAGCGAGTAAGAGAAGCTAGGATAAAGAAATCGCTTACGCAACTAGAAGTCAGAAATTATTGTGGAGTATCACAAGCGACACTATCAGGAATCGAGAACGGAACAAAGTACCCTACAACAAGCATACTTGCAGAACTGTGCGAAGTGCTTGATTGTAGCTTATCCTACCTGCTAGGCGAAGACGATAACCGAGAAGAGTTAGAGGGAGACCTTGCAAAACTTAAATCGTGGTCAGAAGCAAAGGTGAAGCACTTAAATAGAATGATGGAAGAACTTGAGGATATAAGCAGTGCGTGGGAAGACGCAATTAAGGCTTGTGACAGAATCATAAGAAAGCTAAGAGGTAGCAGATGAAGTGCGAACTATGTGGAAAGAAAATCAACGCATACGGAAGATATACAGAAACAATCGCAGGCAAGGAAGTAAATCTATGCGTATGGTGTGACAAGAAGATTAAGAGAAGTAACGATATTTTAAAGAATAAAGAGAGGTAAAAACAATGACATTAGTATACGGAATCACAGTGGTATTAGCAGTGATAATCGGAAGCGTCACAGGACACATTCTAGTAAATTATATCGCAAAGCGAATGGATGAGAGACAATTTAATAGAGCGTTTTTAAAAGCGCTTGAGGAAGCTACAGAGGACGCCATAAAAGACATAGAGAGGATTAAATTCTACGAGAAAATAAAGACAGAGCAAGAGAAAGGCTGTTGGGAATCCTACAGAATGCAAAAATCCCCAAAAGGATACATTGTTGTTTTGATATGCCCCCACAGAGCAAAAGCTATTGATATACCACAAAGCTTCACGGATGATGACTTATTCGATTTGAGCAGATACCTTTTTGACTGTAGATATAAAAAGGAGCAGAAATGAAATTTATTGACTTCTTTAGTGGTGTAGGTGGCTTTACAAGAGGGATGGAACTAGCAGGACATAAATGTATAGGACACTGCGAGTTTGATAAGTACGCAGAAGCGAGCTATCGCTCCATGCATACTATCACGGAAGAGCAAAGAGAATACTTATTAACTCTACCACTAAAGCAAAGACAAAAGGAGATTTTAAAGGATGAATATCTCAATGGAGAATGGTTCGCAAATGATGTTTGCAGAGTTATTGCAAACGACATACCAAGAGCAGAATGTTGGTGCTTCGGATTCCCTTGCCAGGACATTAGCATTGCAGGACACCAACACGGATTTAAAGGAAATCGCTCAAGCCTATTTTTCAGAGTTACAAATCTTATTGAACAGCTCAAAGAGGAAGATAGACCCAACACCCTTTTCATTGAAAATGTTCGCAATTTACTTTCTGTTAATAGAGGACTCGACTTCGCAAGACTTCTCGTTGAGTTGGACAAAATTGGGTACGATGCAGAATGGCAAGTTATTAACTCAAAACATCACGGAGTGCCACAAAACCGAGAGAGAGTGTTCATTATTGGACATCTTAGAGGACGAGGTAGACGAGAAGTATTTCCTATCGAGGGAACAGACGGAGAAAATCGTATTTGCCAAGTAGGACAATATGCTTTGAATGTGAAGAGAAAAAGTCCGTCAGCTTTTAGAGTCTTTGATACAACAGGAATAAGCCCCTGGCTTACAACGAGTTGCGGTGGTGGACACGAACCACACATAGTACAACCTTTTGGCATTGATAAATCTTGTAATAAGCCACGCAAAATAGATATTGCAAACTGTATAATTGCTCGCGAGGATAGTGGAGTATCAAACCATAAAGCAGAGGGAACGGCAGTTGCAATTCCTGTTATAACTCCTGAAAGAGCAAATAAGCGACAAAATGGGCGGAGATTTAAGGAAAATGGCTCGCCATTTTTTACACTAACAGCACAGGATAGACACGGAGTAGCAATCGACTTAAAATCATTTTCGAGCAAAACAAGAGGACAAGCGTTTAGGTATGGGCATGCGGCATGCTTAGACCACAATTGTTATCAAGGCATCGTGACAGCAAGCAATATAAATGCTATTTGGAGCGATAAATATCAGTGTTACCTGGCCATACGAAAACTAACCCCGCGCGAGTGCTTTAGACTTCAAGGGTGGACTGATGATTACTTCGAAAAAGCAGAGCAACTCAACTCTAATTCTCAGTTATACAAACAAGCTGGAAATGGAGTAACGGTAACAGTAATCAGGCATATAGCAGAAAGGATGGAATGATGATACCAAAATTTAGAGCATGGGATAAGATATTAAAGAAAATGAATGATGTGACAGCGATTGATTTCTCAACAAAGCCTTTTAGAGTATTTTATAGTGCTTACGGAGAAGACAATTATTTTAATCAAGATGCAATTCTAATGCAGTCCACAGGAATGAGCGATATAAACGGAGTAGAGATATTCGAGGGGGATATAGTGAAGCCAGTATCTTTTGCAAATTGGATAGGTGTAGTTAAATATTCCTCCGAAAATGCAGCATATATTCTTGATGACCATGATAACGAGTTTAGAAGAGGTGAAAATGTATATCTAAGCCAATTTAATGAGGGATTAGAGGTTAAAGGCAACATATACGAAAACCCTGAGTTGATGGAGGTGTAATGATGAACGATTTTAAAAGCAAATTAGACGACTTATTAGATGAGCTAGAGCGCTGTTGTGCAAGTCAGCACTTTGAAGTAGCAGATGACATTAGAGCTAAGATACATAAGCTGGTGGAGAATAATATTCCACAGTGGACGGAACTACCAGGACCATACAAGGAGGAGCAGTAATGATACCACAAGCCAGACTAATAAACTACGCAAGCAATTTCCTTGAATCGGAAATCGAGAACATCGAGAAACTGTTAAAGGATGAAGCAGTCAATGATGTAGGCAAGGAGCTATTGAGCAAGCTTTTAAAAGAATACAAGCACGATTTAGAAGCGATTGAAAGGGAGTGTTAGTAATGAAACTAAAAATAGAGTTAAAGCTAGAGGGTAACACAATGGTTTCAGGAAGAGTACTGGAGCAAGACGAAAGTTTGAGGAATAATAATTCTAAACCGATTACTCTAATTCAAAACGATAAATTTAGAATCGTGTCGTCAACAATCCCACTTTTAGGTTGGGACGTGTTATTTGTCCGAGGAATGTCATATAACGATGATAATCGCGTTTTTCTTAAGAGTTTTGAAACCGTCGAAGAGGCAGAAAGAATTTATAGAACCATTATCGAACTTGTAAATGAGTTAAATGGTGAATTTGGTGGAGCCGTGGACGAGCTAGGAAACACATTATTTGCTAAATGCGATGCAATAGGAATAATACATCATCGAGAAGATAGGGGGTCAGATAAAGACCAGTCAGCAAAGGCTGATAAAGGCAAGTTAGAGTTATCCCTTGTTAATCCGGAACTTGTCAAGGCTGTAGCTGAGGTTAGGATGTACGGAACAGAGAAGTACGGAGATAGCGAGAATTGGCGAAAGGTAGAGCCGAAAAGGTATGTAGACGCACTATACAGACACCTACTAGCTTACATTGAGGGCAATGAGGTAGATGAGGAGAGCGGACTATCTCACCTAGCACATATGGCTTGTAATATCAGTTTTCTATTGGACAAGGAATATCTTAAAGAACATGAATCGGAGGGATAGTGAATGTTAAACCAATCAATGAATAACTTAATCCAAGAGATAAAGAAACCTTGTCCATTTTGTGGAGGTCAGGCTCATCTATGGATGTGGGGGAGAAAGTTTAACAAGGTATCACGTGAGTACGCAGTAAGGTGTTACAAATGTCTGACCCACTCTGAGCCATCAGAAGACCCAACGCAAGCCATCGCGAATTGGTACTGCAATGATTTTAGCGAGTTCCAAAGGAAAGCAGATAGAAGACTGAAAGAGGAGGGCTAAATGGGGAGAATATCAAAAGAGCAACGCAAGAAATATAACGGCTTTGAATGGGGAACCTGGAGCGACAAAGAAGTGGCGAAGATGTTCAGACAAATGGGTTTCACCGAAGCGAAAATCAACAGACTAGAGGATAAAACCAACTTTGTTGACGGAGTGCCGTATTGTCACATTGAAACTAAAATCTGCGATAAATTAAGCCTTGAAAGACATCTAGGCAGGGCGATAGAGCACGGAATGGAAAGGCACGACTTGTTCATCCCTTTAGTTTGCCAAAAGCAGTATAAAGATACAATGTGGAAAGCGATACTTCCGTTAGAACATTTTATGGTTTTGCTCATCCTAGCCGTTGGAAGTGAGCAACAGAAGTCTGATGTATTAAAAGCACTCAAAGACGGTGTAAGACCTGAGGTAGTAAGGAGAAAATAATAATGCAGAACTACTATAAGTTTGATGTGAAAGCTTATTTGATGGACTACAAAAGGAACAAGGAAGAATACGAGAAGCTTTGCGAAGAATACAAAGATATTCTAACAAGTATGGGGCTTGATTATTCAAAAGAAAGGGTAACGAGTAGTAACATAGCTTCCGAGGTGGAAAACAAAGCCATACAGAGGGAAAGATTCGAGAAACGATTAAAGCCTTATAGGTGGTATTTTAAGGGGATAGCAAAGCTAATAGAGGGTTCAAGTGCAGATGAAAACTATATCTATGAACTATATATGCACAATATCCCCAACAAAACAAAAGCCGTTCAGAAATATTTCAACCTCAATTCTTCCAAAGCCCACAGACTAAAAGAAGCGACACTTGATAGAGTGGAATATATTATCAAATAAAAGAAAAGCCTTGAATAGTCAAGGCTTTTTTATTGCTTGTATCAAATTAACAGTTTAACCATTTTGGTGCCATCTTATAGGGTCCCCACAGACCACTTTTTCTAGGCTCTAACTGAGCCGACATATTCTAGCTAGCAGTGGGATACATTCATAGGCTTATAAGAAGCCTAGCGAACCACTGACAACAGTTTAAAGGTTTTCGTGCCATCTTATAGGGCGATAAATAAAAACCCTTTAAAACGCAATTTTAAGCTTCGTGCTTGATTCTAAACTCTAACAGGTCAAGAACATAAGCAGGAGGTACACGGTCGCCAATCTCCCAACTTTGCAAGGTCCTCAAAGGCACACCATAAGCCTTGCTAAACTCTTGCTGTGTTAGAGCTCCCCTAAGAGCCTTTACTCTATCAATGATTGTCGTATCAGGGAATAAGTCCGCCATCTTTTCAGGTGCCACAACCTCAATAATATTCTTTGCTTCGTCAATTAACAGCGGTTTGATTTTTCCACCATCTTCAAGGAAGAATTCCCCTGTGCGTTTTCTGTATAGCTTTGAGCCGTCATATAAGCCTATAAACACGGCTTTATCTGTATCGTACCTTTTGCCGTTGATAATCATTTCAACCTCCTAAACAAACGATTAAGGGCGATTAATCGCCCTTATAACCTTATTCAATCCCATCAATAAAACCTAATTCTTCCACAATGTCTAGGCAAATTCGATGCCAATCGCTACAAACGATACCGTCCCAATCTTCAAGCTTGCCGTCTGCTGTGCTATAATCGCGGAACTCTAGACACTCGCCACCATCTGCGCTAGTAAATTGATGAGAGCCAGAGCCCTCATTATAGCTATATGTATAGCCGTTGTCAAATAGAACTTTAGTCATTATTTTAAAATCTTCATAAGTGTACATATTTCAACCCTCTCTTTACTATAACATTATAATTCGCAATCTACAATCTGTTTTATGCAAACAAGGGGGATTATTCCCCCTCTACTACCTTGTCACCTCTTCAAGGAATTCTTCAATCAACAAATAAAGTGCGTCCCTGCGTCTATCCCAATCACAAGGCATATCGTCAAACCAATCCATAATTTCTTTAGCTTTCTGCTCATACTTATGGCAGAGTTCACAGCTTGCCACGATGTCGCCAAAAGGACGATAGCCCGTTACGATGGCAATATCTCCAAAGTCGTATACATCTGCGTTCCATCCGTACACTCCACTAGTATAAGCGAAAGGGCTTATAAGATTCAGTAGGCTCTGAAGTTCGCAATAGCCAACTTTGATTATGTGATTATAAATTCTCTTTGTTTCTTTCATTGTCATCTTCTTCATTTTTACAACCTCATTTCTTTTATTTGATACATCTTTGTGTTACGCACTTTGTGTGCTTCGTTGTATGTATCGTATAACACAATGTGCAGTATGTCAACACCTTTTTTAAAACTTTTTTAAAATATTTTTCAAAAACGGCTAAAAATGTTTAAATTTCAATGAAAAATTTCATCTTAAATTTTTAAAATGTGGTATAATATACTTGTAAGCAATGGAGTCAGTCAGTTATTGCGTCCATGATTTCAACCTTTCTAAATTATATCTGTGTGGGGTAGGGCTTGCCGTAGTGGTGAGCCTTTCGCACATAAAAAGAAAGGACCTAAAAGGGGTAAAGTATCGCAAAGGGCGAGCGATACATATAACGCTTCTATCAGTAACCACCTCACTATTCGAGGGATGGCGAGAGTAGAAGCCTTTTTATTTGATACAATGTTCTACAGGAACCAAAAGACAGAGGACAATGAAAGGGGGTAGCAATGGCAAAATCAAGAGAAAAAGCACTTAAAGAGTCTTATTTAGACAAGCAGGCTAAAACTACCCTAAATACCTTTAAGGGAATAAAAGGGCTAAAGGTCAAAACTATATATGATGGCTTGTACATAAGACCTAACTGCGCTAAAGGAATGATTACACCGATTGACGATTGGGTAGGAGTAGATGAAGACGGCAACAGAGTAATGCTATCAGAGGTAAAGAGCGACAAGATAATAAGACAACCATTTGAACATATAATCAAATCGCCTGAACATCTAATGACTTTATACCTTGCATTCCTAGACTATATAAGAGAAAGCAAATACACCGTATACCCTACAAAAGTTAATTTTGCTCAGCATATAGGAATAAACTATAACACTTTATATAACTATCTCAGAGACTATAAGTCGGAATTTAAACCGCTATATGATAATATTTTAGCTGATATACTGACGGAAGGAGTAATTGCAGGGGCTTACGATAGGCAAATGACTATGTTTTGTTTAAAAAATTGGTGTGGCTGGGCTGATAATACAAAGATAGAAACTACTACAAAGCAAGAACCAATTAGCAAAGACAAGGCTGATAAGATACTAAAAGAGTATATATCAAGCCTAGATAGGGCAGAATAATGTATAAATGATATGCTAACGATATACATTTTATACAAATCTTATGCATTAATAACGATATTTACGATAGTTATATACAAAGAATATGCAAAGATGAATAAAGAATGACAGTTTGAATCAGTGAATTTTATTAGAACCTTTGCATATTTAATGAATAAGACCATATAAGCAATAAATGAAAGCGTTGGAATTTCAACATTTGTTTTTAACTATTCCGTAAATCATAGTTTACAGAATAGATAAAACTACCATTTATTACCATATCCCTAGCCCATCTATAAAGGGTTAAGGGGATGTAAGACCTCAAATAATAGAAAAGGTTAAGGGAGTAAATAAAGGGTTAAAGGGGAAGAATACAGACCACTATCCCCAATCAGAGCCACTCGTTCTTATAGTACGTATATATATCCCCTCACCCTCATATCACATTTTCACAATACATTGTACCCAATTCATACCCACTAGGTTAATATGCCGATGGGTATTTTTTATTATAAAATTTTGGAGAAGTTATGGCAGATAGTAGAGAGATAGTAAAAGCCTTAATACAACACGACTATAAAAGCTATGTTGCCCTAACTAATATGGGATGGAAGCATAGTAAGTTTCACGATTATTTGTGTGATACTGTTCAAGAGTTTACTGAAAGGGAGACCGATAAGGCTTATGAGATATTGATAATAAGTACACCTCCTCAGCACGGAAAGAGCATGACAATAACTGAGACCTTGCCTAGTTGGTACTTGTTAAAGCACCCCATGAAGAGAGTTATTGAAGTAAGTTATAACGAAGACTTCGCTCAAAAGTTCGGCTTAAAAAATAAGAGCAAGATTGAAGAGTTTGGAGATATATTCGGTACAGGAATAAGCAAGGATAAGAATACGGCTAATGAGTTTTGGATGGTCGGCAATGTCGGACAGATGATAAGTAGAGGTGTTACAAGTGGTGTAACAGGTAACCCTGCGGACTTATTTATCATAGACGACCCTATCAAGACGCAACAGGAAGCCGATTCGGAGACTACTAGAGAACACCTTTGGGATGAATGGCTTTCGTCATATAGAACGAGAGTTGCCCCTAACGGAAAAGTCATAGTAATAATGACAAGATGGCACGAGGACGATTTAGCTGGTCGCCTGATAGAAAACGACCCCAATGTTACGGTGGTTAATCTCCCTTGCGAAGCTGAAGAGGGCGATGTTTTAGGTCGTAAGGTTGGTGAAGCACTTTGTCCTGAGATAGGCAGGGGCGATAAGTGGCTTAAAGATTTCAAACTTGGATGTGTGAGCACTAAGGGTTCTAGAACTTGGAATGCACTTTATCAAGGCAGACCTGTAAGTGCTCAAGGAAACCTATTGCAGAGGGAGTGGTGGAAGTACTATGATACTTTACCTGAACTCAATACCTTGATAATGAGTGTTGACGCTGCGTTTAAGGACGGCAAGGATAATGACTTTGTAGCGATACAGATATGGGGGAAGAAAGATTCCGAGTTTTACCTAGTAGACGCAGTTAAAAAACATTTAGATATGCCTAAGACTGTAAAGGAGATTCTAAGGCTAAAGGGAATGTACCCTACGGTAGATAGAATCTTGATAGAGGATAAAGCCAATGGTACATCGGTTATCCAAGTGTTAAGGAGACAGATACACGGAATCGTACCTATCACACCACAAGGTGGCAAGGTGTCGAGAGTAAATGCCGTTAGTGGAGCGATAGAAAGTGGGAATGTTTATCTTCCGAAGAAGAAGCCTTTCACTGAGGACTTTGTGAACGAGTGCTCAGCATTTCCTAATGGCAAGCACGATGACCAAGTAGACGCGATGAGCCAAGCCTTAAATCGTTTGATTTATTGGAAGAACGGAAAACCTAGTGTTCCTACTAATGATAATAAACTAATACAGTTTAACCTAGCGAAAAAGAGTGCTTCTAGTGCGATAGGGAAAGGAGAATCAATAAATGTCATATAACCTTATTTATGGTGCACTTTTAATAGTGTGCTTTTTTATTGGTGTATCGGTAGGAGTTCAGCTTCGCCCTGAGAGGTCGAAAATTGAGCCTATACCTACGAAAATAGCGAAGTCGCTAGGATATAAGACTAAAGCCGAAAGAAGCTCTGAAAGGGAAAGAGCAAGGCTAGAGCAGTTACTTCAAGATATTGATACATATGGAGAGGACTTTTAATGAATTGTGAAAAGATATGGCAGATGTACGAAAAGAATAAACAGTACCTGCAGACCAAAGGCTTAGTAAAGAATACTGAGCGAAATTGGAACTTTTATGGCGACAATCAGTGGGTCGGAGTTAAGACTAAGGAAGAGCTTCCTATGCTTAATATCATAAAGCCGACAATCAAGTATAAGGTATCGACTGTTTGTCAGCACGCTATGACGGCAAAATTCACCGATATGGGCGACGATAGCACCAATCAGCACATATATGATGTTCTTAATAAGAAGTTTGCTCAGTCGTGGGAAAAAGCGAAGATGAACAGTGCTTTGTGGAAGTGCATTAAGGCTTCTGCGATTCAAGGCGATTCATATCTCTATTGGGGTACAGATTCGACCTTAGATACACCTCAGCTTATCGACAACACAAATATTTTGCTTGGTAACGAGAATACGACAAACATTCAGGAACAGCCTTACATAATGATTATGGAAAGGCTCCCACTAGAGACTGTAAAGAAGATAGCCGAGCAAAACAAGGTACCTAAAGAAGATATAGATGGAATCAAGACGGACGCAGAGAGGGAGAGTCAGATTGCTAACCAAGAGGAAGTAAGCGATAAGGTAACTTGTGTTGTCTATCTATCAAAGGATAAGGACGATGTAATCACTGTTACTAGGGCGACAAAAGAAAGTCTTATTGAACCTACGAGAAGAATTACATCATCCGTAGACGGAAAAGAAATTGCAGGGCTAACTCTATATCCTATACAGAACTTTGTATGGGAGCCTAGACCTAATAATGCTAGAGGAGTTAGCGAGGTCGCTTCTATGATTCCTAATCAGATAGAACTTAATAAGACCTTAGCTAGACGAGCAGTTACAGTTAAGATTTCTGCGTTCCCTAGAATCGCTTATGACGCAGACGCAGTGGAAAACCCTGATGACCTAAACAAGGTCGGAGCTGCGATTGGAGTAAGGGGAAATGCTCAGCAGTCAATCAATCAGATGATAGGTTATATAAATGCAGCGAATATCTCTAGTGACGCAGATAAACTGTTTGCTGACCTAATCACGCAGACAAGGGAACTTGCAGGAGCAGGCGATTTTGCCGTGGGTAATATCGACCCTCAGAGGTCGAGTGGAAGTGCCATCATTGCAATAAGAGACCAAGCACAGATTCCACTTAATGAGCAGATAAACACTTTCCAGCAGACAGTAGAGGATATCGCACTTATGTGGTTTGATATGTGGCTAGTATATGATATAGATAGCTTCACCACTAAGGATGAGCACGGAAACGAGATTAAGATATCTGCAGATGAACTTTTGGACTTTAAGCCGTCGGTAAAAGTCGATGTTTCACAAGATAATCAGTGGACAAAGTTTGCTCAGCAACAGGCTTGCGACGCACTACTTGCTCAAGGACAGATAACATTTGAGGAGTACGCAGAATTAATCCCTGATGGAGGAGCAATCAGTAAGGGTAAACTACTTAACCTCATATCTAAAAGAAGCTCAGAAGCGAATAGAGCCTCAAATTTCAGAGGATAACGCAGAAAACACACCGATAGAAGATGTTCCTATCGAAAATCACGAAATGATGGCAAAACACGAAGAAATGCCAACAGAAAACACTGAATTAAGGGAAGCGCAATAGGGCGCTTCTTTTTAATTATACAAAAAGGAGTTAAAAACAATGCCAGATTTTGAAACGAATGTAGGCGCAGAAGTGTTGGATGTCGCCGACCCAACAATCGAATCAGAAGATGTAGGCGCAGAAGAACAGGAAGTCGCCGAGCCTGTGGTTGATAATGCAGAAACTGAAACAGGAAAAACAGATTCCGATTCAGCATTTGCAGAAATGAGGAGAGAACTTGAAGCACTAAGAAGCTCTAACGCAGAGTACGAAAGAGCACTATCAAATTTCTTTCCTGAAGCCGAAGATAAAGCACTCGCAGCGGAAGCTTTTTATCAGAACAGAGAGTATGACGAGTTAGTCGCAGAGAGAGAAGAAGCGAATGTCATCGATGGGCTGAAAAGAGAAAACGAACAGTTAATGCAAGCAGTGATTGAACAGCAGGCTGAAAAAAGAATGGCAGATGACCTCAAAGAAGTGCAGAGCCTTGACCCTACTGTTAAGAGCCTAGAGGACTTGGGCGAATCGTACGCAGGATATATCAGCAGTGGACTTACTGCAAGGCAAGCGTATTTTGCGTGCAAAGCTGAAAAGCAAGCGACAACAGTCGTTCCTGCAAAGCCAACAGGCAAGGTCGAGAGCACAGCTAGTGCACCTAAGGAGTATTTCACTCAAGAGGAAGTCGAAGCTATGACAAAAGAAGAAGTTAAGAAGAATTATGAGACCATTCGTAAATCAATGACGAGATGGTAGAAAAGGAGTAAAAAATGGCTTATAGAAATTTTGTACCTACAATTTGGTCAGAGCAGTACAACAGAGAGTTGGAAAAGGCACTTGTTTTCGCAGAGGACTGTAACAGACAGTACGAGGGCGAAGTTAAGCAGGCAGGTGACACAGTTAGAATTTTGGGAGTAGGCAAGCCTACAATCACCACTACAACAACAGCAACGGATATTACACTTGCTAATGCTGAGAATGTAACAGACACATCAATCTCTATGAAGATTGACCAGGTCGCTTACTACAATTTCAAGGTAGGCGATATCGACAAGGCTCAGGCAGTCGCAAACGGTCCAATGGACGCTCTTATGTCTGAGAGTGCTTATGGTGTTGCTGATGAAATGGATAAGTACATCGCAAAGCTTGCTAGTGATACAAGGGCAGACAAGCTCGACACCACATCTACACAGATAACAAAGGCTAACATTCTTGGCTATGTTGACAGGGGGCTAAAGAAGCTATACGAGCAGAATGTATCAAACAATAGCAAAATCACCCTTACTGTTCCACCGTGGTTCTATATGCTAATGAAGCAGGCTTATGTAGACCTTGACCAGAACAACTCAACAATGATTGAGAACGGCAAGGTGGGTAGATACGGAAATGTAATCGTAAAGATGAGCAACAATGTTTACAAAACAGGTACTGATTCGCTCATTATGCTAAGAACAGACAAGGCGATTGCCTTTGCCAACCCTCTAACTCATGTTGAGCCATACAGACCTGACAATTCGTTCTCTGACGCTGTTAAGGGATTTGTTCTATATGGTGGAACAATCGCAAGACCTAAGGAAATGGTTGTACTCAACTGTAAGGAGTAGTTTAACGGGGGGCGATTGCCCCTCTTTATTTTGTTTGAGGTGAAATATGACTATAAAAGAACTAAAAAGCAATATTAAGACACTAGGTTTTGAGGAAGATTCCACGATGGACTTATACTCAGAAATAGTGTTAAATGCGATAAACCGAAGTATTGATTGGGTTTATAGAACAGTCGTTGAACCGTATAAGAACTATTTTGAGGATGTTGTCGAAGTCGATGTATATGAGCTTAGCCTTATAACATCAGATACGAGCGAAATGGAAGAAATCGACTTGCCTGATATGGTATGTGGGATTGTTCCGTTGATGTCAGCATATTTTATATGGCTAGATGACGACGAGCGAAAAGCGACAATGTATTGGAACAATGCAGATGACCTCAAAACGCAGTTATTGTCAGCGATAATCAAGCCTAGAAAATGTAAATTCGTAGGTGGTTTGGAGATTTAAGATGGGAAAGCTAACAGTATCAAGCAAGCCTAGACTTTCAACGGCTAAATATTCAGGACTTAGAGGAATCGACCTTTCGCACTCACCTAAGGAAGTTAATCGCAGACATTCCCCTGATATGCTCAATATGATAAGCGATGATGGTGGGAACCCTAGAAAGCGTAAGGGATGGCGATATATGAAGTCATACGAGGGCGAGCGAATCCTGGATATGATAGAGGTAGACGGCTTGCTCTATGTTGCGACAAATAAGAATGTCTATGTGGAGAAGTGGAAGCGCAATGGCTTCAACATCCTAGAGAATGTAAAAACTCTTTATGGTGGTTCGACTTGTGACTTTAACTCAATCAAGCTATTTGCGTTTGATGGTAAATGTTATGCTTGTGGTTTTGGACACATAGACGCAAGCACTTTAACACCTAGTAAGTATGGATTGTCTACTCTTAGTGGACTGTTTGATGGGTTATATCCTCAAGGGTATTTCTTTTGCGAGATAGATAAAATCATAGAAGACTTTATCATCGGTGCAGGTTACCCTAATCACGAAGCTAGAATCAAGATGAACTCAAAGACTGTTCCTGATGTTGCCATATCAAAGAACCTAGATGGTACAGGTGGAAAGAATATAGGAGCAGGAGTAAACCTTTTAGCACCTTATAGGCGAGTAACTTATTTGGGCGATGATAAGACAACAGAACTGAGATTACTACCTAAAAAGGAAAACGAGGAATCAGACGGACTGTTCAAAAGGTACTTGATTATAAATGTTGAATATCTTGATACGGATGGTGCGTGGAAGAAAGCCGAGTATACCACTACTAAGAACGCAACAAAGACACAAGGCTATCTAGCTAACGGAATGCTAGGAGACACTTTCCTTGAATCACCGATAATCAAGATTAAGGCTTATAAACCACCTGTAACAGGACAAGATAATATCCGTGTGACCTATGTATCGTTCAGTGATGAAAAAGGCAGAGTGGATGACGACGGACAGTGGATAAGCGATAAAAACGGCTATTACAAAGGCTTTTACAACGAGAACTATGCTTTGCTATGCCGTGATGGGAAAATCCGTAATTATGGCTATGCTAACAACGATAGACTGTTCGGAGTATCAGGTAAGAACAAGGTTTACTTTTCAGCAGTTAGCGACGCAACCTATATTCCTGATAATAGCTTCATCAATGTTGCTAACGCAGATTCAATCGTTAATCTCCATAGATACGAGGACAACCTTGTCGTAGTTACAGGAAACACTCAGAACGAATCATCGGTATATTTCATCAGTGGAGCAAAATTGCAAGATGGCAAAGAAACCTTTATCTTGCGTTCATCTTCCGTAACAACAGGAGCAGTAGCACCTAACACTTTTGCAACACTTATAGATGACCCTATGTTCCTATCGTCAACAGGCTTATACGGAATATCTAATCACTATATGAGCACTCAGCTAGCGATAAGAAATCGCAGTGTATTTGTCAATAAAGTGCTATGCAAGGAGAAAAACTTAGATAGGGCGATTGGTGTGGCTTGGAACTCTTACTACATACTAGCATTGCCTAGTGGTAAGTGCTATGTATTCGATGGTAGGCAGACGACTAGAGACGATAAGAACAGAACAAACTTTGCGTATGAAACCTATGTGTTTGACAATATCCCTGTAAATGTATTTTGCGTAAGCAATGATATGCTCTTATTCGGCAGTGGAGACAACATTTGTTGTTTTTCTACTGACTATGAAAATGATGGAGCATACAGAGATGGAGCAAAGCAAGGTTATGGAGTTTTGTATGATGGTGAACCAGTCAAGGCTCACTGGACTACACCTGTTGACTATGACGGCAACGAAACAGTATATAAGACCTTGCAGAAGCGAGGGAATGTTTTGTTGCTAGATGTTGCTGATTCCGAAGTAGGCATTTACTTTATCGTAGACGGCAAGGGGAAACAGTTAATAATGACAACAAGTTCAGAGCAAACCGATATTCACATCAAGAAGAAAGAAAAGAAATATAGGCACTTACAGATAAGGTTAGAGAGCGAAGACGCAAGACCTTTCAGTATCATCAGCCTAGCTAAGACCTATTCGGTAGGTAATTTTTCAAAGTAGGAGGTATTTATGGCACTAGCAGGAAACCCATATGCAACCCTAAAGGAAGCATATTTGCAGAGCATACAGAAAGCAAAAGACGCAGACACTGCGTTGCTAGAGCAGAAGCACAATCAGGAAGTCGAAAAGGCTAATAAGAACTATGAAGCTTCGGCTAGAGACGCTTATGTAAACTATCAGAAGAACAGTCTTGAACTACCTGAGCACTTGTCGGCACAAGGAATTACAGGTGGAGCAAGCGAGACGGCAAAGGTTAATTTGCAGACGGCTTATGCAGACGCACTAGCTAAAGGTAATTCAGCGAGAGAGGGAGCATTAACAGACCTTAACAATGCGTATATGAATAGCTTAAAGGCACTAGCTAATCAGTATCTAAAGCAACAGAGCGATGCAATAGCAGATTATGACGCAAAAATCGCAGCGTGGGATGAAGCAAAACAGGCAGAAATAGAAGCACAACAGGCAGCTGCTGCTAGAAGTTACGGATATGGAGGTTACGGTCGTAGTTATGGTGGAGGTCGCAGTTATGGTGGTGGAGGTTACGCTTCGGACTATTCCGACTATGCAGATGATAGCGTGACATATGTTGAGGACCCTACACCTAGAATGGTAAACGCAGCGAACGCAGTGGCGGGACTGTTTAAGCAGAAAAAGGCTCCTGATTCGTTCCTAATCGCAAGAGGACAGCCTGGATTAAGAAAGGAGTCACCCACGCAAACGAAAAAGGTAGTACCAACATATCCTAGTGGAGCAATCTCAATGAACTATGTAAACCGAGGTTTTCAGTCGTTCGCTCCATCTAAACCATCACCTAAGAAGAAAAAGGGTAAGAGGTAGTCAAAATGGCTAAAAGGCTAAATGTAATAAGTGTAGCAGACCAAAGAAAAGCTAGGGAAGAAAGCAACGCGAGACTAGATGAAGCATATAAGAAGCAAGTCAAGATGAATGATACGGCAGGTGGTCGATTTATGCTTGGAGCAACAGAGGGATTGACTCACGCGTTGTTCCCTGCTCCATATCGTTTAAAGTCTATTAGTGATAGCACTAGAGAAACAGGCTCATTTAAAGCTGGTGACATCGGTGGAAACGCACTAGGTTATATTCTTAGCGGAGCACTAAGCAGTGGTGTCGGCGCAACAGGGGCACTCACTAACGCAGTATCAAAAAGTAGCTTAGGGCAAGCCTTAACTCGAAAACTAGCGACTAATAAATTCATACAAAATGGAGCGAGAAAAAGTCTAGGAAAGCTAGGAATGATAGCTACCGATAAGGCAGTTAATAGCCTAGCTACAAAGACGGCAGAGGGCGTTACAAGGCAGTTAGCAAAGGAAATAGCAGTTGATACACCTTTAGGCTTTTATAACTCACAAGGCTCAATTTTGAGCGATGGTCACAAGTTTGGTAGTAAGGAATACTGGAAGCAAGTAGGACTGAATACGGCACTTGATGTAGGCATAGGCTCAGCTTCAGACCTTGCACCAGCATTCCTAAGAGGGCTAAGAAAACCGAAAGTCCATGCAGACCTACCCACTGCTGAAATTCCAACAACAAGATACACTAAGGTTAATTATCCTTTAGGAGTAGAAACCCCTAAACAGAGGTTATCAACAGAAGCAAGAATTGAAATTAATAAGCCTAAAATCGCAGAAATACAGAGTAAACCACTATCCCTTTCCGAAGTGGCTCAAACATCAAAGCAACAGCTTCCTAGACAGACAAGGACAGCGATAATGAAACAAAGCTATGGTTCTGATGTTGAACTTTTTAGACCTAGAAAACACTATGAGCCAATAGATGTTCAGATGAAAAGCAAGGATATAAACTTGTCACAAGACAAGGGCTTAGATGATGTTATATCTAAGACACAGAATTTGCCGAGCGTAAAAGGGCGCCCAATGACAAATGACATTATGGAATCAGCGATTCATCCGATTGATTCAATAGGTGTGGCGACAAGAACCGAGCCACATTTGGGAACCTATGCAGTTAAAGAATCACAAGGGCTAAAGACTGTTCATTCATATGCGACAAGCGAAACAAAAAAGGCAATCACAGAGCGAAAGCACAAGACGATGGACTTTATGTCCGACACAACACGCAATCAAGACGCTCTAAAACAAGCTACAACCGAGATTGGTGATGATATTGATGGAACACTCAATCACTTCAAAATGTCCGTGGAAACAGGGCAAACAAACAGTGATACGATGGTTCGTGGAGTGGCACTCTTTAACAAGCTAGAGGAACTCGGTAGACACGAGGAAGCTTCAATAGTCTCAGGCGAAGTTGTCTCACTAGCGAGTGAATATGCTAGAGGACTTCAGACTATGAGATGGTTCAATCAAATATCCCCTGAGGGCAGAGTGGTTGCCGTAAAGCGAAATGTGGATAGGCTTAATAAACAATTTGCAAATACTTTGAGCAAAAAGGGAATTACAGTTAGTGTTCCTGATGAACTGTTTAACAAGCTGAGAAAAGCAAGTGGAGCAAAGGAAATCGCCGAGGTTAAAAATGAGATAGGCAAGACAATGTGGAATCAGATTCCACCTACCTTAACCGATGAACTCAGCGCTTGGAGATACCTTTCAATGCTAAGCAGTCCTAGAACGCATGTACGAAACCTTATCGGTAACTGTATCTTTACACCTCTAAGGATGGTAAGGGATAAGGTGGAAGCTACTTTGCAGAGCAATCTAGTTAAGCAAGCAGATAGGACAAAGGCTTTCCATGTGGGAAGAACAGGTGAAGATGGAGCATTAAGGGCACTAGCAAGCAAGGCTTATGACGAGGACCGATACATCATTGAGGGAATGGAAAAGTATAGGGAGGTTCACAGACACCCTGACGCCATTCAGTCAAAACTTAAGATTGTTGATAAGCTTTCTAAATGGAACGCACACGCATTAAACCTAGAGGACTTGTGGTTCAGTAGACCTGCGTATAACAATAGCTTTGCAGGGTTCCTAAAGGCTAAAGGGTACAAGGCTAGCAATGTTCCTGATGAGGTTTTTAAGCAAGCTAAAGAATATGCAATGAACGAAAGCTTGGAATCAACATTCCGTAATGCTAATGCTTTATCCGACTTTGTTATGAAGATGAAAAGATATGCAAATGTACCAATAAGCGATATCCCACAAGATGTCGCAGGTGGCAGAGTGCTGAACAAGGCAAGCAGTATGTTTGTAGACGCAGTATTTCCATTTGTAAAGACACCTAGCAATGTGCTAATGCAAGCGACAAAGTTTTCGCCTGTTGGACTAATGCGAGGGGTAAAACAGATGGTAAAGTCTGAGAACCCTGCTCAGTTTATAAAAGGACTGAACAACCTAACATCAGGAATGACAGGTACAGGAATAATGGCACTAGGTTATTATATGGGAACCGAGGGGCTTGCAACAGGTAAAATTGATTCTTCGTCCGAGGGGCAATTCCGAAAGATGATGGGCGAACAGTCGTACTCAGTAAACATAGGTGGCAGAGATTTTAACTTTACTATGGATTGGGCAGCGCCTGCTTGTATTCCGTTCTTCATTGGAGTGGAACTAGCAAACGGCAAAGAGGGTGACGGAACATTTGGACGAGTGCTAGATGCATTTACTCAGATGTCAGACCCTGTGTTTTCTATGTCTATGCTACAAGGTGTAGGACAAGCTTTTGAATCATCTAGGGGAAATCAAGAGATTAACCCTATATACAGAATCATAGGTAATTCTAGCGAAAGTTACTTGTCGCAGTACATACCTACACTGTTTGGGCAGATTGCAAGGATAACGGCTTCCGAGGACCTTGATGTAACACCAACGGCAAAGAGTGCAACGGAAAGAGAGGTTCAGAACTTCCTATTCCGTATGGCTAGCAAGATACCAGGACTTAACGAAATGGTATTACAACCTAAGGTTGACACATTTGGCAAGACGGATAGAAAAGAAAGTATTTCCGACTATGCTTTATCAGTGGCACAGAATATGCTATTACCTGGAAGCCTAAAGGCACGCAGAAACGATTCAACGACAGATGAATTAGAATCACTATTGCGTTCCGTTGATGGCTCAAGTGGAAGAAAGATAATTCCTGATAAGTCAACGAATCTAAATGTCAAGTTTGGTGATGATGATATGCGTATGTCGGTAGAGGAGCGAACGGCATATCGAAAAACTAAAGGAGCAGAGGTTCAAAACGGCTTGCAGAATCTATTTAACAGTAGCGAGTATAGAAGAATGTCTGATGATGACAAAGTAAAGGCTATAAGCGATGTATATCGCAAAGCTGAGCGAAGTGCTAAGGATGAGTTTTTGCTTGGCAGAGGATATAGCAAAGGCGATATAGAGTTTTCAAAGCTTAATAAGACAGTACAGTTAAAGTACAATCCTAGTGTTCAGACAAAGGAAAGCTTTGTACTTGCTTATAATTCGCAGAAAGACCACAAGTCTAAGATGGCGAAAACGATGTCAGCCGTACAATCAGGAGTTAGCTATAAAGATATCAACGGTGTAATGACAGTAGATAAGAACACATACGGAAAGGCAGTATATGCTACAAAAGTAGGGCTTACTACGAGCGACTTGGAAGCCGTAAAGGGCAGAGCAGACTATGACGGAAACGGAAGCCTTAAAAAGGCAGAACTCATATCGTATCTGAATAACAGTCAGTACACAAGGGAACAGAAAAGGGTGCTCTTTGATATGTTATCGGCACGCAGTACAAAGTACAATCCTTATAGATAGGGGGATATATGAAAGAGTTTAATTTTAATGTAAAAGATAGAACACTCACCTTAAATGGTGGTGGTAAGTTTATAGGGCATAACGGCGATTATATCGCCGTTTTTTCTTTTGACGATGAATGGAACGGCAAGTCCAAAATCGCGAGATTTAAGAAAGATAAGTTTTTCCGTGATGTCGCTATCAATGACGACAAGTGTTTGATTCCGTCGGATATGCTCAAAAAAGGCAGAATCAAAATCGGAGTATACACCGATGAGATGAAGTCCGAACCTTTGATGATAGAGGTTGTTGAAAGTATCTTTGATGGGAAGTCTCAAAGTGCGTCAGCAAGTAAAGATAGCACACTAGGAACAGTCGTAGTAAAACTAATGGACAAGGTAGACAGTTTATCGCCAATTCCTGATTCAGTTTTAACTACGCTATTAGACTAAGGGGGATATATGCAGTATTTAGACAAAAACGGAGTAACAAAGCTGTGGAACGCTATCAAGCAGAAATTTGAAACTAAGGATAGTGCTGAGCAGACCAAAACAAGGGTGACCTCTGCAGAGGGTTCAGTTAATCAGCTATCGAATAGTGTTAGGAGTGTTCAGATAGCCGTTACGGAACTAAAAAACGCAAAGCAACCAAAACTATATATCGCATATTCTAGTTCTAACGATGGAACAGGAATGACACTCACACCTCAAGCAGATTCAAGCTATATAGGATTTTGCACATCGGTAGATGATACGGCACCTACCACACCTAGTCGTTATAAATGGGCACTGTTTAAGGGTCAAGGTGGAAGTGGGGGAACATCTGTGTATACTTGGGTCGCTTATGCAAGCGATAACTCAGGAACAGACTTTTCACACACCTACAACGGAGAGGTGCACGATTGGATTGGACTAGGACTAAATAAGCTATCAATAACGGCTTCTAACGACTATCGTGACTATGAGTGGCACTGTCTAACAGACCCTAACGCAACATCTAAGATTAATGAGTTGGGGAGCAGACTTACATCACTTAGCACTACGATTCAGTCAGTGCAGTCATCGACTGAATCAATGCTTACAGAGATTTACGGACAAGTAGAGCACTTGCCTGAAAGGATTGATGAGCTCAAAGGCAGACTTGATGTCGTAAAGGACTATATCATTGAGCAAGGCGAGACTGATGGATGGCAGTACACTAAATGGGCAAAAGGCACTCTTGAAATGCTTATGTCAAAGGAGATTGACTCAGGGGGATGGACTGATGGTATGTGGAACAACATGCTATTTAGCCGAAAAGTGTTTAGCTATCCGTTGACAATCAAACCTGTAAAAACACCTGTTGTTGTCGCTTCGGTGCAGATTGGCACAGGATATTCGTTGGGAGCACAGACAACTCATATTAAGTCTGGCAACCAATTTACAGGCATACAGATAACCTCTGCAGGAAGTCAAGGTGCAAGCACGGCTGAAGTTAAAAACTTACAGATATATGTTATCGGCAAGTGGAAATAGAGGTGCATATGGGAGAACTCACAAGGGAAGAATGGCTAGAACGCAAGAATGCTATTGACATCAAGATACAGTGCCACGATGATGAAATCAAAAGATTGAACACTCGATTGATAATTGTTGAGGACATGACAAAAGAGATACAGAAAATCAACACCAACATAGAGCTCATGATACAAAAAATGGATATGCACCACAAGGAACTAGAAGAGCAACAGGAAAAGATGGAGCGACTAGAACAACTACCAGCTACACGCTGGAACTCGCTAGTCAGCATGATTCTTGCAGCTATCGTTGGTGGTGTAATCACTTATTTTTTTAAAAGAATTTAGTTAGTTTAGGGCGATTCAGTCGCCCTTTTTTATTTCAAGGAGGTAGAAAATGAATCTTGAATTTTTAACAAATCTTTACATTCCACTAGTTATCGCAGTTTGTTTAGTCGTAGGTTACTTGATGAAAAAGTTTTTACCAGCCGACAGCAAGTACATTCCACTCACAGTCACGATATTGGGAGCAGTGCTAGGCTGTATCAATGCTCACGCAGTCACACTAGTGGCTATTGCAAGTGGCATGATTAGTGGACTTGCGTCTACTGGATTGCATCAGATATTTAAGCAGATTTTAAAACTAGAAGACAATACAGATAAGAAAGTCGAGGACTAGACTATGGCATATCAATTTATAGAGGACTTTGACAGCCCTAACTTTGGTAAATACTATGTCGGAGAGACGAATCAAAATGTGCCTGAGGAGATTATCATTCATTGGTGGGGATACTACGGACAAGCATTTATGACGCCAGTTAATTGGTTATGTAATCCGAAGTCAGGTGTATCGGCTCACTATGTTGCAGAGGCTGGCAGAGTGGCTTGTATTGTTAGTCTTCCTAATGTCGCTTGGCACTCAGGGAATATGGAAGTAAACTCTAGGAGCATAGGCATTGAATGTCGTACAGAATGTCGCCCTGAAGACTTTGAGACAGTAGCAGAACTTATCGCTGATATATGGCGATTCTACGGTCGCAAATTGCCACTTAGAGGGCATAGAGACATCAAGCCGACACAGTGTCCAGGAGTATGGTATGACCGACTAGACGAACTATATCGCAGAGCAGAGTATTACTATAACGGTGGTGGTGCTCAGCCTGTGCCTGAAAAGAAGTCTATTCCATCAGATGTAACTATCACTAGATATGCTGGAGCAGATAGATACAAGACTGCTGACCTAATCGCTGAATCACATCTAAAGCCTAATAAGGTAGTGGTTAGTGGCAAAGGCTTTGCAGATGGCTTGAGTGCTGGTTATCTTGCATATACTAAAAACGCTAACCTAGTATATGATGAGTGCAAGGGTACTAATGGACTAGAGACAACGGTTGTTGGTGGCGATGTAAAAATCAACGGTGCTGGAGTAAAGGTGCTCAGTGGTGCTGATAGATACGCAACAAATCTTGAGGTGCTCAAGGAGTGTATCAAAGGTGCTAAAAAGCTAATCATCACAAGTGGCAAAGATTGGGCAGATGGTGTGTCTGTATCAACAGTGCGTCACCCTGTAACGATGGTGGGGGATTATCTCACAATCAAGCAAGCGTCGTTCTTAGATAGACAGTCTGACCTAGAGTACATCATACTAGGTGGCGATAGTGTAGTGTCAAAGGATATTGAGCGACAGCTTGCAGATATCGGCAAGGTGACAAGGCTTGATGGGTTAGATAGATACGAGACATCGACAAAGATTGCTGACCTATTTTATCCTAACGCAGATACTGTGATACTTGTTAATGCGTGGGCAGATGGACTAGTGGCAAGCAATCTAGGTGACTATCCTGTACTGCTAGTCAATAAGTATACCAACGAATCAGCTAAGGCATACATCAAAAAGCATGGAATCAAAAAGGCTTATGTACTAGGCGATATATCCGATGATATACTAGCTGATATATTTAACTAACTAAGAGGGCGTTTGCCCTCTTTTTTTATTTTTTGTACCTCACTTTGTACCTCACCAAAAGTTTCAAAAAGGTTCAGTTTTGACATAAAATTTGCGTAGACAAGTTCCGATTTTAGGCAAAGAAAAAACCTTGAATCTCTGTAAAACACAGTGTTTTCAAGGTTTCTGTCTTATGGTGCGTCATCAGGGGTTCGAACCCTGGACACCCTGATTAAGAGTCAGGTGCTC